TCGCTATCGGTTGTTCTTAGTCGTGAAGCTAAGTAATTCCAAGCAAACTCTGTAGGAAGGTGAGTAATCTCGTCAAAACCTATCCAGCTATATGCTTGTCCTTGATAACGATATACATCTGCATCTCGTTCAAGGAATCCAAACTCTATCTTAGCTCCGCTTGGGAAGTTCCAAAGCTTTTCTACTTCCCTATATTTACAACCCGGAAATGCTTTCGGGTATAACTCCCTTGACTTATCTATCAGCTCTCGCAGCTCTGGCATAGAGCGTCTTATGATTAACGCCCTGTGAGCGGCCCTGTGAGCGTATCTGAGGGGGTCTACGAGCATAGCGTAGGACTTACCACCCCCTGCGGCTCCTCCGTACAATACGTCCGTCTCAGCGGCTGCTAGGAACTCTGTCTGAGGCCCTTCGTTCGGAGCAAAAATAACATTATCTTTAGCTTCTTCTTTAACAGCTTTTGGAGTACTTGACAACTCTTCGGGCGTTATAATTTTAGGAGCATTAGGATTTTCTAACTTCTTCATAGTCTCTTTAGTATTTTTAAGAGACTCTTTATAAGAATATAATTTAGATTCTACTTTAGCTATTTTCTTTTGTTTTTCTTTTATAGTTCTATTAGCAGTCATTTTAGCTTTAGTCTGGCTATGATAATTATAGCCTCTGCCTTTAGAACCTTTTGGTCTTCCTCCTTTACGTTTTGGAGTACCGTCTTTTTTTAAAATAAAATTACCAGCATTATCGGTAACATATTTATCTGGATTATTGTCCCAATCGTTCATTATCAATTATATTCTTTAAACCTTGATAAGATAGTTTACGTCCTGTTTTATATTCTAACCACATAGATCCATCACGTAAGGATAGTTTTTTATTTATTACTGCTTGTTTAATATCTTCTAAAGCTTCTAATTCTTCTGGTATAGGTATTAATTGTTTATCTTCTTTTTTATAACCAAAAGGTACATGGCCTTTAAGCTTCCTCATATTCTCCATCAATAATAACCTCTTGTTTAGAAGGTAATATAAATAAACCTCCTTCTGTTTTATGATTAACATCTATACGATCAGATTTACCTAAGCCCACTCTATCTAAAATAGTTTGAGCAGCCTGTAGTCTCATGTTAGCCTGTGGAATAGGCTGGTCTGAATTCATAACCTCTACAAGTTTTAAAGCAGCTTTTGGAGCTGACTGAGCTAGGATTCCTTCAGCTAAGTCTAGTATTTCTTTTTTAAGAGATTTTACAACCTGATAATGACCACTATTATACCCAGCCAACTCCGCCGCCTTCTTCGGATCACCCCCTTGTTCCACTAGGTGTTCTAAGAAAGACTGTTGTTTATCTGTAAGTTCTTTATTCATATTTACATTATAGGGCTAGTTAAGATATTGTCAAGTACTATTTTTTATTTTTTACTTGACAAAATCAAATTTTAACTATATACTAACGTAATCGGTTCCCCCCGGTTACATATAGATATACAGTACCTTTAAATACCCGCCCTAACCGAACAAGAAGCTATAAGATCCCTATAGGATGTTGTCCCCGTAGTGGGTCTTTTGAGGCCGCCAAAGTACCTGCTTGACACTCTAAAGTTCTCTAAAATGTATAACATTTAGTATATATAGGGGGTGGGGGTGCTGGCCTCCTGCCCACCCCTCTAAGGACTCTAGAGTTCTCTAAAGAACTCTAAAGATTCTAGCAAGCCCAGCCTTTAAAGTCTATATAGACTTTAGAAATCTCCAGAGTACTTTAAAGTACTTTAAAGTAATAATAAATAAAATTACTTTGTAATTCTCATGTGCTTGATAGTCTCTTAAGAGACTTCCTAGTGTGTAAGTTTTAAAGATTCTTTAAAACTCTCCGAAGAATTTCAAAGACCTACGAGATTTTCTCACCATAGTATAAATATACTATGAAGATTTTTCAAGTTAACTACAAAGTAGTTAAAAAATACTTGACAGACCCGCCGAAGTTGAGCTAATCGCGCACATACGAGTGCATACGCGACCCCCATAATCTATGATTATGAATTATTTTCACTTTACAATCCCGCCGAAGTTTGCCATCGCGTGTGTATGCATGTACAGGCGCGACCCACCACTACTACGTAGTGACAAAAAAGACTTGACAGGTCTTCCGAGATTTGCCATCGCATGCAGGCTATGTACACACATCACCCGCAGCTTTCTTCGTGCGCCGTCCGAAGGACTCACGCGCAGAAAGTTCTTGACAGCGGCCCGACTGGCATGGCAAAGTGGAAAACGTCAAAGCAGCGCTGGGTTGCTTTGCCTCACACTCAGGAGACGTATATGTACGCAATCGACGAAAACCGAATCGCATCAAGCAAGCAGTTCAACGCAGTGTGTGCACACTACACACAGCTTATCGCAGATAAGCAACAGCTCTCTCAAGCCGACCGTTATACTTTGTATAAGCGGATGAGAGGGGCTGTCGGGCATTACTTCGGAGAAGTACTCAAGTCTAGGATGACTCATGGGGATGTGCAATTAGCTTTCGCTAATAAACTTGTGCCCTCGGATATTTTAATATCTATTAAAATTCCTACAGCTGCTAAAGCTGAACCAAAGGTTGAAGCGCCTAAGCGTGGCCGAGGCAGACCCAAAGGGTCTAAGAACAAGCCTAAAGTTTCTAAAGAAACTCCCGTGACTTTAGAGCAACGAGTAGATTCTTTAGAATCTAAAATGGATAAAATATTAGAAATATTATCTAAATAATATCCTGAGTACTCCTGAGCATGAGTTTAAACTGCTTACTTAAATCTAATTAATATTAGGGGTATTTATGTGGTTCTTAGATTTTATGTTTAGTATATTTATATTTTTAACATATTTATTATTAATAATTTCACTGCTTTGTGTAACAGTTTTTAATGTATATTTATTGCCAATTACAGTGCCTTTAATGACGTTACTTACAGTACTTTGGGATGAAAATTTAAGGAAAAATATATGAAAACTATATTACATGTTAATCAACATAATATTAGAGCTAATAGTAAAGGCGCTTTTGTAAAAAACTTACCAGTTATTACTGTTAAAGATTATAAACAAAATAGAAAGTGTAATGAAGCTGTTATTAAAGATAAAGAAGGTAATGTTGTAGCTAAATTAGTTTATCGTCCTGATAAACCTTTAAGTTGTGGAGCTAAGGTTTGGATTGAAACTGAATTAAATGTGGAGGTGTTATGATAAATTTAAATAAGAAACAACAAATTTCATTGCTCCGAAAATGGAAGCAAGAAAATAATGGAATGAGTTTTTTACAGTTTAGAAAAACTGTTAAGCCTACATTTGGAATGGATGGTGCCGTTGTTGTTAAATGGAGTTCTATGTGGCTTGCGATTGAATCTGATGGTTATGTACATACTTAAGGAATTAAAATGCCTATACATTTCAGTAAGATGACGGGTAAACTTAAAGGGATTCCCGCAATAAACACGAACACTGTGACCAATGAGTTTTGTATCAAGATGAATAAATCTGATGCTATTTGTAAGTCTTGTTACTCAATGAATATGCTCAACGGCTCCAGAAAAAACTGCCAGCCAGCCTTTGAAAGAAACTCAGTATTATTATCTCAAGTGATATTAGAAGACTCAGAGATTCCAATAATTAATGCGGCTTTCTTTAGGTTTCACGGTCACGGCGAGTTAATAAATACTAAACACATGATTAATTTTCATAATATCGCTTTAAAGAATCCGCACTGTAACTTTGCATTGTGGACAAAGCGCAGAGTTATTATTCGTAACTATAAAAAAGATTATAAAGTACCTGATAATCTTATATTAATATATTCTAATCCAACAGTTAATGTTGTGAGGTTGACGCCGCCAGAAGGTTTTGATAAAGTATTTAATGTTGTAGAGAAAGATCAGCATCAAGACATACAAAATTGTACAGGCCAGAACTGCATTGACTGTCTGACCTGCTATAAAAATAACGGTGAATCCGTTATCACTGAGGCTATAAAGAAAAGGAGTTAGTATGTATTACGCATGCAGAAGTAATTCTAGGTCTGGTATTTATAGAATGAGCAAGACTCTTAAAGGTTTTGGCAAGTTTTATTCTGATGATACCGAGCTTATTATATATACAAAAAACCCTCATGTTGCTGAGTACGGTGTTTTCTATACGGTTAAAGATGGTAAAGTAAAACGCAAAGTACCAAGCGCTATACATGATATAGGATTTGGAAGGATGCTAGAGTTATGAATTGTAGTGATGTATTAAATTTTAATGTGGGAAAAGTAAAAGGATCTTGTCTTGTAAATTATTACCCCGCTGAATATGAAGGTTGGTATTTATTTAGCCCTGAAGATATAGAGTTTACTTATGTTGATGTTAATGGTAAGCGAATACCTTTTGAGAAAATCAACACTGTATTAAACAATATAATGCTAGAAGCATTTGAGGAACATCTTCATGGATAAGTATTGGGTACAACAAGGACACGATATAATACATTTTAAAGGTAGAAAACAACAACAGTTTAAACACTTTATACCTTTTAAAAATCTCAAAGCTATTGAGAAACATTATATGAAACAGGGAGGAACTTATTATGTTTATAGAGGAGCTATAAAACCAAACGATATGTTCGGTACTTATGGATTTATTGATAATAAACTAAAGAGGTTGGACAATGCACATCTGGGTGACGACTAAAGAGTCTTATGGTAGACGGTTAATTTATCCTGCTTGCGAAACATCTGATATTTTATGCAAGCTTGCAGGTACAACTACCATGACTGAACAAGCAGTTAAATATATTAAAGCGTTAGGTTATAACATCAAAGTAAAACAAAAGGAAGTAATAGTATGAACAATGTAATCAATATGTTTGAAAGCGTTAAAGTTTCTGACTACGGCCCTGCTGATTTTGATATTGATCAAGCGCCGCTTACTTATATTACTGAAAGAGGTATTCAACAAGCATCCAAGCATGTAATATATAGAACAGATACTGGAGAAGAGTTAGGTATACACGGCTCACGGTACTCAGACTTATATGATTTATCTTATAAAAGAATGATAGATAATCAAAGAGATTGTATTAATAAATCTGGTTTAGATTTAGGTGGTCTTAGCGAAGACATACAAGTATCACATAACGGTGCTAAATGTTTTGTTAAACACACCTTGCCTGATATAAAACTACGAACTCCAGATGGTGATCAAGCAGCCTTAACGTTCTTAACTGTTAGCAGTTTAGATGGGACATTTCCTTTTGTATCTACAACGGGAGCTAATCAGTGGGCTTGTATGAACGGTCAAGTATTTACTAATGGTGCAGCTACCATGTATAAATCTAGACACACTAAGAAATTAGATGTAGATCATGCCGCTAGGATTATGTATCAAGCTGTAGATATATTTAAAAACGAGGTAGAGAAGTGGTTTGTCTGGTCTGAGATTGGTGTTAATAATATAGATGCTTTCTTTGCTTTTGCTAAAGCAGCTAATGCAAAGGCAGTGTTTGCTTGGTGTAAAGAATACCCATTCCGCCCCATAAGCGAGATACTTTTACAACCTAAGATATATAGCAATACTGCTCTGATGTATATGTGGGATAAATATATTACACATTACTCTAAGAAGATGGGTAAGAATCAATGGGCTGTATACAATACACTTACTGATTGGTCTACTCATGCTCCAGCAGCAAGGGAATCTTCGCAAGTAAACATTGCTTCTATATCTTATAAGCGTAGTGAGACTGTTCGTGATACAATTATTTCTAACTTTCGGGAGGCAGCGTAATGAATATAGATACCGATGCAGACTACGTACTTGAGGCTTACTGGTGGTCACACAGGACAGTAG